CACAACCAGTTCCACAAGCTGTTGGAGAATCACCTGCAGCAGTAAAGACACTTACCAAGGAAGAAAAGAAAGCTCTTTATGAATTGGTACATAATTATAATGAATATGGAAAAGTTCTTTATGAATATCATCAATTGATGAAAGTTGCGGAAAATATTGATAAAATATCACAATATGCCGAAACATATGCATTGAATGAATGTGGTGATTGGATGCAAGAAAATACTGCTATTCGCCATTTCAAAGAATTGAAGAAGATGTCTGAAGCATTTAAGAAAAATGCTGCTAAATGTCAACAACAAAACAATGAAATGGTCAGTTTATATGAAGATATGGGCAATATTTTAGAAAAATATTTTGAAATTAAAAGTCATTAAAACATTATAAATAGAAACGAAAAACCCCACTTTTTACAGTGGGGTTTATTTTTTTAAATTTCTACTGAACCAAGTTCATCTATTTTATTTAACATATCACTGAACGATTTAAATAAATGTTTGGTATCATTTATTAATAAAATATAATCGTCATCTGTTTTATATATTTTATAAGTGTAATCATCCATGTCTTTTTGATTTTTTACTTTTAATACAAGTCGTGCATCACCTTCTGGTTCAAATCCCATTCCATATAACATATCTAATTCTTTCCAATCCCATCCATTTGGATGATCTATATCATCCAACTTATATTCTTTTTCTCCACTTTCTTTTGTTAAGAATGATTTTAAGTGTGTCATAATTAATTATTAATTTTAATTGCGTCTTTTATGAAACTGTATAATTTATTTTTTATTTCTCCTTCACCAGTATCATTAGTAATTGGATCGGATAACTTATAACGAATTTCTGCTGAAGGTTTATCAAAGTCTTCTTCATTTTGATATTCAGTATACCATACACCATATTTGAAAGAATTTTTTGTATCATCTTCTTCGTTTGTTAATTTCTTAATTACAAACTTAATTGTATTTTCATTGAATTCTTTATCAAAACTCAATTCCATACCAGATCCTGCATTTTTATTGTTGACTGGACCAGTTACTTCTGCAATTTTTGCAACTTCATATGGTTTAAAATCAAGTCCCTGATTTTTATTTAATTCATCTCTAAACTTAACATTCTTTTTGTTTAGTTCAGCGGTTTCATTGATTACATTTGCGAATGATCTACGAAATATTTCTTTCAATTTTGTTCGTATTTCGTTCTTTTTTGCATCTGGTACATTTGCATATAATGCACGTAAATATCTTTGAACATCACCGTCAGTACATCCAAGTTTTTTACCAGTTTCTTTGTTGTAAATACATTTACCTTTTATTTTATATGGCATAATACAATAAATATCAAGATTTTTTATTACTTTCAATTTTTTATTTATATTTATTTAACAGTAATACGACATTTCCTTTGTCGCAACATATAATTAATTAATCTTCATTGAAGTTCAAATCCTCAATAACTTCACACAAATAAGGAAAATAAATATGTCAAATCTATTAAAAGAAGCTATTGCTGACGCTAAGGCTGTACGTGCTACAGCACTTGCAAATGCAAAAGCTGCGTTGGAAGAAGCATTCCAACCAAAACTAGAAGCTATGTTAGCCGAAAAATTAAAAAACGAAATTTCTGAAGGTGAATATGGTTCAGATGAAGTATCTGAAACAATGCCAATGGAAATGTCCGCATCAGATGATGCAATGGATGAAGGAATGGAAATTACAGATGAAGAATTAAATGAAATTCTCGCTGAACTAGAAGGTGAATTGGATGAAGCAGGTCAAGTTGACCCAAATGTTCCAGTTGCACCAGCACCTGCTCCAGTTGATCCAGCCGCAGCAGCACCAGCTCCAGTTGCACCAGTTGATCCAATGGCAGCTCCAGTTGCACCAGCACCTGCTCCAGTTGATCCAATGGCAGCTCCAGTTGCACCAGCACCTGCTCCAGTAGCCGAAGAAGCTGAAGGAGAAGAAGTAGTTGATCTACAAGAACTTCTTGATTCATTGAACGAAGAAGAAACCGAAGAAGAAGAAATGGAAGAATCTATCGTCAATGAAGAAAAGGAAGAAGACGACGAAAAAGAAGAAAAGGTAGATGAAAAGATTGAAGATGAAAAGGTTGACGAATCTCTTCAAGCTGAATTGAACGAAGCTATGTCTACTGTTCAATATCTCCGTGATCAACTTAACGAAGTTAATTTGTTGAATGCAAAGTTGCTATATACAAATAAACTATTTAATCAATTTAACCTCGACCAAAAGCAAAAACTTAAGGTTGTGGAAACATTCGACTTGGCTAAGTCCATCCGTGAAGTCAAGTTGAGTTATACTATTTTGTCCGAATCATATAGTTTAGGTGGATCAGTTGTCAAAAAGACTAATACAACTGCAAAAACAATCACCGAAGGTTTGGCAAGTAAACCAGTTGCATCAACAGCTCCTGCAAAGGAATTGATTGTAGAAAACAGCAACGTGATGGCTTCAAGATTCCAAAAGCTCGCCGGAATTAAGAAGTAAAAAGTTAAATTAAGGTGAGTAAAAACTAACTATAAAATAAATTCAAATTATGAGTGATATTAAATCATTATTGACAAACAATATGAATCCACAGGCTAAGTTGATGACTGAAACCCGTGGATTGCAAAGCAAATGGGACAAGACTGGTCTTCTTGAAGGACTAGAAGGTGTCGATAAGGCACACATGTCCATCTTGCTTGAAAACCAAGCACAACAATTGTTGAACGAAGCTACCTCTACAGGTACTTCCCAAAACAGTGAACAATGGGCTGGCGTAGCTCTTCCATTGGTTCGCCGTGTATTCGCTGAAATTTCCGCTAAGGAATTCGTTTCAGTTCAACCAATGAACCTACCATCTGGTCTAATCTTCTATCTAGACTTCAAGTATGGTACTACCCGTGGTGGTCTTCCAGGCCAAAACGGTTACAACGGACAATCCTTGTTCGGTGGTACAGGACTAAAACTTGGTTCTACCGATACTGCAACAAACGGTCTATACGGTGTAGGTCGTTATGCATATACTGAAAACTTCACTTCTTCAGTATTGTCATTTACTACAGGTTCAGTAAGCTTCAGTGATGTTGACTTGAATTCATTATATGTTCCTACAGGTTCATACAGAAAACTAACTGTAAACGTCGGCGACAATACCGGCAACAGAATTGATTTGAATGCAGTAAGAAGCTTTGCTTTGAGCGGTTCATCAATTGATCCAACCCTACAAATCAATGAATTAACCAAGGTATATAACACTGGTTCATTGGCATCTCCATATTACAGAATTCAATTCATTGTAACTGGTTCACAAGCACCAACTCCAGGTAATGCTACATTGACATATACAGTACAACCTACCGATAACACCCGTGGCGACTTCGAAGATACCAATCCATTCAAGGGTGGCACAGGCAATGTTGGTATCAACCAAGGTACCGATATCAACATTCCAGAAGTTAACTTGGAACTTAAGAGCGAACCTATCGTTGCTAAGACTCGTAAGTTAAAGGCAGTCTGGACCCCAGAATTGGCTCAAGACTTGAATGCTTATCATAGCATTGATGCAGAAGCAGAATTGACTGCTCTCTTGAGTGAATATGTATCAATGGAAATTGATCTTGAAATTATGGACATGTTGATTAATGCAGCTCCTGCATTGACAACCGAAGCATGGTCTGCAGTAATCGGTAAAGACATCATTAAGGGTGCAAATGATGCTAACGGACTACCAACATTCACCGTAAACAACGATTCAACCAATCGTACTGCTTACGTAAAGAGCACTTGGTTCCAAACTCTTGGTAACAAGATCCAAAAGGTATCTAACAAGATTCATCAATTGACTCTACGTGGTGGTGCAAACTTCCTAGTAGTAGGTCCAGATGTAGCAACCATCTTGGAATCAATCCCAGGATATGTTGTTAACACAGACGGTGATTCTGCTAAGTTCGCAATGGGTGTAAGCCGTGTTGGTAGCTTCGCAAGTCGCTTCCAAGTCTACAAGAACCCATACATGCAAGAAAACACCATCTTGATGGGCTTCCGTGGAAATAACTTCCTAGAAACCGGTGCTGTATATTCTCCATACATCCCACTAGTACAAACTCCATTGGTATACGATCCAGTCAACTTCACACCACGTCGTGGCGTATTGACTCGTTATGCTAAGAAAGTAGTACGTCCCGAATTTTACGGTAAGATCTATGTATCTGACCTAGACCAAATCTAATCAATACTAAGATAGATTAAACAATGACCCCGGCAGAAATGCCGGGGTTTTTTATTTTGTAATTCTATTTATATTATATGATTAATTTAACTGATATAGTGGATGAAATTTTAGAAAAAAATGAACCAATGAAGTTGGTTAAAGATGTTCAAATAAGCGAACAATTAAAATATCATTTGGATAGAAAACTTACATTAGAAGAAAATATATATAGAATTTATAGTGAAGGATATTTTAAAATAGTAAATGAAGTTCGTGGTTTATACAATGATGACGCAATTGAATTAAATGATGATGATGTAGATATTATAGAAAGTGATTTAGGAATTAAAGCAATATATGAAGGTATAGAAGTTTATTTAGATGCGCCAATTGAATTGGAAGAAGATGAATATCTAAATGAGGTAAAACACAGAGGTAGAACTGTACATCTTAGTAGACCATTTAGAACTCCAGGAGGACCAAAGAAATTTGCAGTATATGTAAGAGGTAAGAATGGTAATATCAAGAAAGTAACATTTGGTGATCCTAAGATGCGAATACGAGCAAGTAGTAAGGCTCGTAGAAAGAGTTTTAGAGCAAGACACAGATGTAGTCAAAAGAAAGATAGAACAACGGCTGGATATTGGAGTTGCAGAAGTCATAGAATCAAATCATTAGGAACTAAAAGCAAGGGTAAGTACTGGTAAGTTATGGAGTTTCCATTTAAAGAAAGTCAAATTGAAGGTAATTTATATCTAAGAGAATTTGAAGAAAGTGTAGATATAGATGATTTGGAATGGCATAGAGATAGAGAAGATAGAATTGTAGAAATAATTGGTACAACTGATTGGCAATTGCAAATGGATAATGAATTACCAAAAATTATGTCTGGTAAATTTTTTATACCAAAAGAAGTTTGGCATAGAATTATTAAAGGAAATGGTAATTTAAAAGTTAGAATAACTAAATTATAATATATTTATAAACAATGAGTGCGAACAAATATCTTTATTTAATGATAAAGACACATATGATCACTGGATTAAAGTATCTCTGTAAGAGAGTTACTACCAGTGATTCTAAAGCTATTTCATATAAAGGATCAGGCAAGTATTGGAAAAATCACCTTAAAATACATGGAAATAACATAAATACAGAAATACTTGCTAAATATGATCTAGATAAAATTGAAGAATTTAGTAAATTATGTATAGAACACAGTAATAAATTTAATGTAGTTCATAGTAATGAATGGGCAAATTTAATTGAAGAAAATGGATTTTCAGGTGCAGTAATTGGTGAAAATAATCCTAGTAAAAATCCAGAAGTTAATCTTAAAAAAAGTAAATCATTAAAAGGAAAGTATACAGGAAAACTTGCAAATTTTTATGGAAAAAAACATACTGAAGAAACCAAAACAAAGATGAGCATTGCAAATTCAGGTGATAATAATGTAATGCGTAGAAGACCTGAAGTTTTATCAAAATTAATATTAACAAAAAATAAACCAGAAAATAAAGAAAAACAAAGATTGATTGCAATTGAAGTAAATAGTAGACCAGAAGTAAAAGAAAAGATTAGACAATCAAAATTAGGATTAAACAATCCAGTTGCAGATAAAAATATTTATACACTCAAAAATAAATTTACCGGCGATACTATTATCGGTACACGATTTGATTTAATTGAACAAATGAAAAATTTAAATAGTAACAATCCATTTATTAATATATTAACAAACGGAGATATTGGTTATTTTTTAAGAAAAGATAGAATTGTAAAAAATGTGAAAGGATGGACTAAGATATGAGTGCTGCACTTGATAACGACAGAATTCGATGGCCTGGGAGTGGTAGTGCTGTAAATACAGGCAGTATACCATTTGGATTTTACTTAAGTGAACCAACACCATCTAGTTTAACTGGAAGTGTTGGATTCTTTGAATATGATTGTGAAAAGAGTGCTGAATGGGCAGCTAAAAGAATGGGATATCCAATCATTGACATTGAATTGATTGATCTTAATTTTTATGCCGCATTTGAAGAAGCTGTAAATGAATATGGTGCTCAAGTAAATCAATTTAATATCAGAAACAATTTATTAAATTTACAAGGATTAAGTACCGCAGATAATCCTAATATTACAGGAAAAAATGTTACTGGAACAGGATTACCATATATAATTCAATTGGCCAAAGGATATGGAAGTGAAGTTGGTGTAGGTGGATATGTTGATATAAAAAAGGCTGCAGTTCAATTAACTTCCAGTGTACAAACATATGATTTACAAACAATAATTGGTACAACTCTTGAAACAGGTAGTAGAGTTGAGATTAGAAGAGTGTTTCATGGTCCTCCACCAGCATTTGCTCGTATATATGATCCATTTAGTATGACTGGTATGAGTTATAGCAATGTATTGAATGAAATGGGTTTTGCTGGATATAGTCCTGCTACACAATTTTTGATGACACCAATATTTGAAGATTTATTAAGAGGTCAAGCAATTGAATTTAATGATATGGTTCGTAAGAGTGCATATAGCTTTGAAATTGTCAATAATAAATTAAAGATATTTCCTATTCCTACTCACGATCATACAATTTATGTTGAATATGTTGTTGAAAAAGATAAATTAAATGGTGCAAATACATTTAGTAGTGGAAGTAATTATGATGTAGTCAGTGATTATAGTAATGTTCCATATCAAAATGTAGTTTATTATAAATTAAATGCAGTTGGAAAACAATGGGTTAAGAAATATTTCTTGGCATTGTGTAAAGAAAATCTTGGTTTGATTCGACAAAAATATAGTACAATTCCAATTCCTGGTGGAGAAGTAACATTGGATGGTTCTGAATTGCGAAGTGAAGCGGCATCTGAAAAAGAATCGTTAATTACACAATTGAGAGAAAATCTTGAAGCTACTAGTCGTAAAGCTCAAATGGAAGCTAAAGCAGATGAAACTGAAAAGATGACATCAATCATGAAGACTGTTCCACTACTAATTTATATTGGGGTTTTGGTATTTGGTTTTATATTAATATTTCATGATAAACCTATGTCTTATTTGCAACATTTCATTTAATAATAAAATATTATGGCATTATTTGGAAGATATTATAGTCAACGAGACATTAATTTGGTTAATCAAATTAATGCAGAATTGATGCGTGACATTATTGAAACATTGGTTGTTTTATTTAAGATTGCACCAAATGAAACCAATACAAACATTTATGGTGAAGCAGTTGCGGCTGAAGGAAAGAGTTTTTATTCTGGTGTAGAATTGAGTAGTATAATTGATCGTGGTGATATTAGTACAGATGATGAAGGATTTGGACCTGATAGAGATCAAACTGTTGTATTTAAATTTAGAGAATTGTCATTAAAAGATGCAAGTTTTTATCCAGAAGTTGGTGATATGATATTATTTAATGATCGTTATCATGAAGTTGATAATGTTGTACAAGAACAATTTTTGGGTGGTCAAGCAAATAAATCACATAGTATTATTTGTAATACGCATTATAGCAAGTTGAGCAAAATTAATTTAGTTAACCGTCAATTTTAATTATGTGGCAAGGAAATACGAACAATCCAGTACCAACAA